GGGGGGTTTCACTGGGGGCTTCGCCCCCAATGAGGGAGTTTGTAGGATTTCTTTTATATTGCGGAGAGCGACCGAAGGGAGCTCGTAGAAATATTGAAAAATCAGGAGAGCGACTGCAAGGAGCTCGTAAGAAAATTGAAAAATCTGAAAGAGCAATTGCAAAGAGCAACCACAAAGAGCTTGTAGTAATATTGAAAAATCAAGAGAGCAACCGAAGGGAGCTCATAACAATGTCATTTACAACGTTACCCCCTATACATATTATTGATATACATCAACTACGAGTTGAAGTTAAAACACTACGAACCGCAATGAAAGAAGAAAAAAAGCGTCAACGTTTTCATTCCTCGTGGACCAGAATAATAGCAATATCAATAATAACTTATATAACAATTGGTAGTTATATGACCATTATAGGAGTAAACCAACCATACTATAATGCGGTAATACCCGCATGTGGGTTCTATATATCCACATTGTCGCTCTCGTTTCTTGAAAAAATATGGAACAAATGGGTTTACAAAGAGAGTGGTACAACATCCAATATTCCTACGAACTCCTTACAGTCGTTCTCCGCAATATAAAAGAAATCCTACAAACTCCCTCATTGGGGGCGAAGCCCCCAGTGAAACCCCCCTTTTGCTTCTTACTTTTGGGTAGGCGTAGCCTACCCGAAAAGTAGGATATGGTCGTTTTCCGGATTTTTCAATGAGTGACCTCGTAGGAATGTTACAGTGTTTATGGGATATTTCTCTAATAAAAAAATAAACAATAACTAATATATATTATAAGATACATGGAGGAAAAGGCTCAAGAAGAAGAAGTTTATTTGGAATATGGCGATATAATAAAAATATACGCATCATCGAATAGAGACCTACATGAACAAACATTTTTTATCAAGTATATAGATTCAACTAATAAAATAAGTCTTATAAATACCTCTACCCTACAGCCATATACGTTATATTACAATAGCGAACAACCGACCAAGTTGAGAGATGAGTCTATAGAAGAAATCCAGATTGTCTGGAAGTCCCAGTCCAAAGGCTATGTTTCACAAAATGGACTGGAAATCCACAAATGGATAGATATTTATTTTGGCGGAGACTTTCCGATTATTTTCACAGGCGAAATAACTGAAATCCAGAATGACCAAATAGAAGTAACTCTATATCCCAGTTTAGAAGTAATATATATCGATTTCGAATACAAAGGACTGCCCGAAGACAAAGACATTGAAAAGATTGTGGTTCGTTCTAAACCAAAATATATAAAAGAAAATCCAGACGAAACCAACACTGAGGTATTGGAGCGTACCAGCGAAGAGGAAGAATTACACCTACCCGAGAAACCGGATGAACCGGTTATCAAATACACTGATACGAATGAGTCTATATTAATAATACCCGAAAACTATACAGTCGATGAAAATATAACGGACCTGTTACACAACATGTATATTGACTCGAATGACATTATTTTCGACACAGGCGAAGCGGAAGTCGTAAACCAGATAGTGGAGATGGACACGCGCAAAAAGATATATAGTTTGGATGAACAAGTGACAAATTTACTCGATGAAATGCTGTCCGATATACCGAACTACGCGAGAACAAAGTCAGTAATGGAAAATATTCAACGCATTATATCTCATTTCAAACATTTACGAAGGGAGTTTTCAAAGATAGACGAATACGGCAATATAGAATCTGCTCTGGTATTAGGTATAAAGGATAAGCCACTCGTAAATAAAATACATAAACTCTCCTCCAATCTGAAATGGATTATTCCTGTCGTTTCGTCAAATAAGATTATTTACTCTGATAAGAATGACGACGATTATGAAGGAGACGAAGGAGAGGAAGAGAAAAGAGGAGATGCGGCGGAGGATGGCGAGGAAGACATGCTCGACGAAAGGAATAGTCGGCTCTATCCTAAGAGGACAGATATAATGGACAATGTAAGAGAAATACAAAATATTCAAAACGACTATTTCAAAAACTCGAGTAACGAGGGTATAATGGCCAAGTACCCTAAAATGATAAAGTCGGTTGAAAGTTACATATCACCGTATAAAAATACCGAACCACCTGTCCCATCCGTTATCAGTGTGACACAAGTAAACGCCGATATAGAATCAATTATAGACAATTTTACCGAGTTCAAGTCAATTGTCTATAGAAACCGGTATATGTCGATGCAAAAATACGTGATTCAAAAATACAATCTGGGCACGTCTTTGACATGGATGGAAGACAAGAAGAAGAAAAAAACCAGCCAACTGACGGAGAATGAAACCATGCATATAAAGTCGTTCTTGATGATGCCGAACGAACTGATGCGTTTCTCTAAAATAGACTTACCCACCACTAACATCCTGACGCGGTCAAATTACTCCCAGAACTATCCAATGATGCACAAGGTATTTAACAAGAGCACGGAGGACATGATAGAAAAGGTTGAAATACCTCTCCTTAAAAGAGGCAAGACCAAGGAAACCAACCCCGATTTTGACCATGAGAAGCTCGAATCCAACACAAATATCCCGTTTCTTTCAAATATAAAACATTTTACTATTGAGAATGACTTCGACCAGGAGGACGACGAAATAACACAACGACCGGTCAGTAACCAGCGTGAAAGGAAATATGAGACATTCTTACATAAAATGGTTCCGAGTACATACTCTCTAATATCCATGTTACAAAGATATTTACATAAGAATGAAATAAATGGGTATTCAATGTTGGAAATGGTCCGTATGTTAGAACCGTTTGCCATTTATACAAGAAACATTACATACAACTCTTACGTTCGTATACGCTATTTCGTGAAAAATGCAATATTGGAGTGGAAAAGGCAATACGCCGAGAAACAGAAGGAGTATAGACTGATTCGCGAAACAGAATGGGAAAAAAGGTTGGGACGTAAACTGTATCAAGGTGAGGACAACAACCCAAGTAGCGAGATTTTATTCGAGCTTTTCAAAGAAAACGGCAGTTTCCAGAATGAGTATTATTCTATATATAACTCTTCTTTCGGGAAATACGTAAAAAATGCAACCGCTCCCGACGGAGCGGGGGCACAGTTATTTCGCGACACGACGGGAAATACTATTTACCCCCCCCAGGTAATCGGTCAAAGAACGAGTGAAGTACTAAAATCTATCATAGAATTAGACAGCGGGAATACACTCATTTTATTGCTCCGTATTCTACTGAATTCTTTGACAATTCCAGAAGAGTTAACAAAGAGAATAGAAGACACTACCATTCGGGGCGAAATGACTCCAGAAGAAATGGAGAATACAAAACCGTCGAGTTGTTCACGCCGGTATTTGACCAAAATATACAAATCCCTCCGCGAACTGCAAACGGACAATCATAAAGAAATATACTATGACAAGAACTTCGATAAAACACCGTATAGTCTTTTGACGAAAGAGTTGAAGTTAAAGAAGGACACTATGTCCGCCGATAAGTTTATAGAATACTTTGCGGAAGTATTGGTGCAGAAGTCGGGTGTTCCTCGAAGTCAGTCGATTGAAATGGCAAACAATATTGTACGTGGAAAAAAGCCAGTGGTTGACGGTGAATATGCAATACTAGAAACGTATCCAATAGTTTCAAATGCACCTGGTTCTTCTTCTCGTCGTCTTTTGGAGGAGGAGGAGGAGGAGGACGCCGAGAAAGGTGAGGAGAAAAATGCAGGGAATGTAAGCAATGACGGGAATACTGAAAAGACCGGCAACAATCCACAAATGACACAACCAGGAATGGTAAAAACCTATTATATAAGGACCCGGAATGTATGGAGAAAAGACGAAACGATTGAAAACGGTGACATATTTATGGACGACAATACACTATTTTGTAGTCTAACCCAGAATGATAGCTGTGTTAAAAGGTCCAAAACAGACGTATGCCAAGAAACGGAGGAAGCCAGACGCGAGATTTTGGCAAGAACGAGGGCTACTCTTTATAAAGAATTCGATGAGAGGATGGAAGAATCCGTCGAATCCATGATGTCAAACCTAGAGAAGAATCTTAAATTGACTACAAATGAATGTAAAAAGATACAACGTATGAAAGAAATACAGACCCAGAGATACAATAAATACGCCTATGACTTGGGTGCGATTTACAAAACGGACAATGAGGAAGGTGGAACGTCAGGCCACCATCATTCAAAGTGGGAAGATTTGCTCGACAAGATACTTTCTCAGACTGATTTTACGAAAAAACAGAAAGATATATTAATATTCACAGACAGATTTACACGTGAACCCATGGTAGAAAATTTGAATGAATCCCCCTACTGGTTTTACTGTCGGGAGACGAACTTGAAACTTCTTCCAATTTACATATATGAATTGGCGAAGGCGTATGTAATGGGAGGGTCGAGTGAATATGATTCAAAAATGAAAGAAGTCATTCGCAAGTATGGTACATTGAGCGAAGACGGCGATTCAATAGTGGATGGTATAGGGGGGAGTGGGCGGGTTATACAGAAAATCGAGTTTGTAGAAGAAGAGCTGTACGACGACGCGGGATTCAAAATAAAAACAAAAACGGCGATTGAAAAGGAATTGGAAGATATTGTAGGGGAAGCAATCGGGTCTATCACTGCTGCCACCGCAACCGCCACCACCCCCACCACCAAGACGGGCCACCGAAAGAAAGAACGGGTCTTTGAAAACGAGACGAATGAAGTTATACATAATATTTTGAATACTCTTTGTAGAAATATGGGTATTTCATCGGAAGGGATAGAAGACGATGTATTGCGAATATCGAACGAAACGATACAAAAAATAGTAGTCGAGAAGAGTAAATATGAGGCCAAGATGAAGAAAGTGGAGAAACCGAAGCCATATATTCAATATAAAAATCAAAATATAATATTAATAGTAGGATTCGTGACACTGGTTGCCATACAATCTGCAATACCTCCATTTCAACCCACCACCAACGTAGCGGGATGTGTATTTTCATACGACGGGTTCCCGTTTGAAGGGGGGGAAGAAGGCAATACAGATGGACTGCGATATTTGGCATGTGTTTTGAACGTATCGAAGAGTTCGATTGGAGTATGGGCGGCTATACAGTCTATCAAGAATCCTATACAGACCTTTATGGATGTTATGATAAAAACCATCGCAAAATATGTCATTCAGAGGGAAGACGTATTGTCGATGTTTGCAAAGAAGAGGGAATATATAACATTGAACCCGAGGGGGGGTATTAAAATACCCGAAACTCATTCTATAAAACGATGGATGAGTTTTTTGCCACCGATAGTCCCGTTCAAGGTTTCTGTCACCGCCCTCCCGAGTGATTTCTTTCAAAAACTGAAAAGGTCGCTTTCGAAGGGGGACTCTTTGCAATGGGAAGAAGTCGGTACGGTACAGTCGAAGACAATGCAATATTCCTTTTCAATAATAGATTATATAAACCAAATTGTAAAGAAGAGCGACCCTATATTGAACACGGTCAGTTTGACCCCGTTTTTACAAAACTCTTGTTGTAATGATATACCATCCACTGACTTGACCGACTCAATGGAGTTAAGAAAGAGTTTGCGTCGCAAAAGTACAGTGTTGACATATTTCGCGAGCAAAGAACCAAATGTAGTTGTATATGCAAATATAGTATCTAAACTGTCGCTCTCTTTGAGTTTAAATAACGCACTTTCTCTGGCGAATATATTCGTTCATGCATTAGATACTCTCCGTCAGTCTACGATTATACCCAAGTCGGGTCATTCTATAGAAAATATATATCAGTCTTTCATTCATTATGGGAAATTTGATATAGAAACCGCTCCTATTCCGGAGTATTTGAGGGATATAATTATATCAAAACCACCGATTGAATACAACCACGAATGGAGTATTATGGAGAAAATTAAATATTTGAAAGAAAATGGAAAGAATTATAGTATTAATGACCTCAATACATTACTGGAGGCGGTGAACAACTACAATACTATAGAGAAGATTGGAGGAAGCCATCCCCCGTCCGACCCATCTCGAACCACCCTTTCTTTAAAACACCCCGTATATGACACCGATTCGGAATCTATATATCAATTGAATCCTCCCCCGAATGTAGCTGCATTGACAGAATACTTGGACTTTTTGGACGACGCAACTGGGTATATGGGAGTAATTGAAGACCCTCTAAAGCGTCACTTGCGAGCAGTTCTTTCGAAATATCAACCCAACACGATGACAATGACCGACAACGAAGAAATTTCCACCCTGAAAAACTACCTTATTTACTCAAATACCCAAATGACAACTTCTATATTTGATTTTTTGGATGAATACCGAGGTAGTATAGACTCGAAACGAATCGAAACGGCAAAGAAATACATTTACGAGTTTACTGTTTGGGAGGACGACAACAACGAAAGGATGCAAACGATGGTAAAATACTCAAAGAATGTGATACATGAAATGTCGAGTATTTTACCTACAATGATATATTCTAATAAACCTGTATTAAAGTCAATACCGACCCACTGGGAATTATCGATGTTTCATCGAGCCGACATAGAAAAAATAATCGAATCTTACTATAATCCTATTTTGAAATTTATGGGGGACGATTCTATAAAAAAATTGCTGTCTCACACTATGGATTCTTTGAAAGTACTGATTGCATTCGCGAACTACATACCTGTAATCACCCCTTTGCTTAAGAAAGGGGGCAGAGATGAAAAAGGCCGCGTTCAAGAACATACATTTTACTCAGTGTTCGACAAGGAAACTATATATTTATTATTCAACTATCTCTTCAATTCGGTGTTATACGAGTATATCCAGAAAAGCAACGACCCGGATGTAATGACCGCTGATAAAATGAATATTCGCAAAGAGAGAATGGCGACGAATGAAAGAAATCTGGATTCGACGGAGGATACACGAGGGGTAGAGGTAGGAGACCGGTTCATAGGAGATACTTATATGAGTGAAAATGAAAGACTCAATGAAATACAACTATTGGAAGGTGGTATGGAGAATATCAAGAAAAAGACGGTAGAACTATTAGTGGCATTTTTGGCAATAGAAGAAGAGACGAAGAAGTCTATTAATAAATCCTATAAAACTGTGAGCGAGAGAGTCGTAAGGAGTAAACTAGATGAGAAGAAAACGATTACAGACTATTTCAAGAATATGTCGGACGACGCAAGGAAAGTGGAGTATACAATGAAAATGTTAAAACTGGGGCGTTGGAATCTCGGTATGCAAAAAGGGGTATTTGAATACGACAGGGCGGTATATGATAAAGAACATACGGATATTGTGGACATGTTATCTGCGGCAGGTGCAGGGGAGAATGTATTGAATGACTATGTAATTCAACCGAGTGAAAAGGCAAGAGGGGTGATGGATATAGAAAGAGATGATGCGAAAAATGCGGAGAATGAGTACGAGAATGAACAGTATGAAATACGTCATTTGGGGGAAGATTATATGGATGGAAATTATTACGGGGAGGATGATATAGAAGACGACCGCGATTTTAATGATAATTGAAAAATCCGGAAAACGACCATAGGGAGTTTGTAGGATTTCTTTTATATTGCGGAGAGCGACCGAAGGGAGCTCGTAGAAATATTGAAAAATCCGGAGGAGTGGCCGAAGGCCACGACGTAGGATTTCTTTTATATTCCGGACAACGACTGTAAGGAGCTCGTAGGAAGGCACAGCCTACCCAAAGTAAGAAGCAAAATGGGGTTTCACTGGGGGCTTCGCCCCAATGGAGGAGCTCATATAATTATTACAACCCGATTCTTGTAATCCAACATATAAATAGATATGAAAATATTCCTAAAATAATACAAACAAACCATATAGGTGTAACGGTTTTATTCATGTATCCTATTCCAAATTCTTTGAAGCTGCCGTTTTTGTTATAAATGATGGATGGTCGAAGTATGAAATGTATTATAGATATTGCAATAACGAAGAGGAAAATACTAAAAGAGACCTTATTCGAGTGTATAAATGTCTGAATATCCATATATTTACATATTATAAAAAATAGATACAATATTTCTACGAGCTCCCTTCGGTCGCTCTCCGCAATATAAAAGAAATCCTACGAACTCCCTACGGTCGTTCTCCGGATTTTTCAATATTCCTACGGCGTGGTCTTAGACCACTCCTCCATTGGGGGCGAAGCCCCTTCACTTATAAACGAGACAACATCTTGATACTTAATATACTTACAAATAATGAGTTTATAAAAAACCAACTTAAAACACCAATTGTGTGTTTAAAATCCACTATTAGTTTTAGGTCGTTTAACTCTTTTATGCTGAAGTTATAATGATTTTTATTATTATTATCTATTACATTAACATCTCCTACAACAACATTTTGTAAATTATGTTCTAGACTATTATTTATGTTTTCACTACCGGATTGGGGTGTACCATTAACCGTGACTATTTCATATATTTTATATACTTTATTAAAATTACTTACATATTCAAACAATGTTATTAAACCATGCTTATTTTTTTCATAATATTCATCGTATGAATTATCAATAAGGACTTTATTCAATATAATAGTTTCGTTTATTTTTTTTCCATAATACGCTTTGGAAAAAAGGTAACCAATTGTATTTTCGAATATACCTACGAACTTATAACTTGAAACCAGTATAATCGAAATAAATACAGTTGGTATAATAGAAATCGATAATATATATGGAATCACTGTATTGTAATTTTTACCGCCAATTAACAACATGTAAATAAAAAAATAAATGACAGTAAACAAAGAAACAATTACAAAAATAGTAATAATAACTATTTTAAGTACTACATTGTAATTATGAAGTACACATACAGAAAGTATTGTCAAAATTATAAATACTCCGCCTAGTAGTAAAATACCATATATGAGAGGTATAAAATAGATAGAAGCATCATCATCCGCCATTTTATACAAGTGTAATATAGATATAACATATATAACAGAATTGAAAAATCCGAAAATCGACCAAAGGGAGATTGTAGGATTTCTTTTATATTACGGAGAGCGACTGAAAGGAGCTCGTAGGAATATTGAAAAATCCGGAGAGCGACTGAAAGGAGCTCGTAGGATTTCTTTTATATTCCGGAGAACGACCGCAGGGAGTTCGTAGGAATATTGTATTCATGAACAAGTGATATAATATTCATACGAACTCCTTACAGTCGTTCTCCTGAATATAAAAGAACCCCTACGTCGTGGCCTTCGGCCACTCCTCCGGATTTTTTAATATTCCTACGAGCTCCTCCATTGGGGGCGAAGCCCCCCCCAGTAAAACCCCTATGGGGGTGGCGAATCCCCCAATGAAAACCATTTTGCTTCTTAATTTTGACCAGGCATAGCCTAGCCGAAAAGTAGGACTTTTACTTTTTATTTTTGGGTAGAATGCGCCTACCCAAAAATAAGATTCAGTCGCTCTCCGGATTATAAAAGAACCCCTACGTCGTGGCCTTCGGCCACTCCTCAGGATTTTTCAATATTCCTACGAGCTCCCTTCGGTCGCTCTCCGCAATATAAAAGAAATCCTACAAACTCCCTATGGTCGTTTTCCGGATTTTTCAATATTCCTACGAGCTCCTCCATTGGGGACGAAGCCCCCAGTGAAACCCCTTTTGCTTCTTACTTTTGGGTAGACATAAGCCTACCCGAAAAGTAGGATTCGGTCGCTTTCCGGATTATAAAAGAAACCCTACGTCGTGGCCTTCGGCCACTCCTCTGGATTTTTCAATCCATGTCACACAAAATCACGCAATGAGTCTACCATATTTTCACTAACCGGTAAATTCGTGATATTATTCATGGTATCTTTTTGATGTTGTTTCACTTGTTGGTAATATCTTATTTTCGATAAAATCAATTCTTGGTCTTTTAATCTTTTTCTTTCTAAATCTACCTTATTCGGTTTTTCTTTCCAACAATGATAAAGAGTATACCCGAATACAAATACAAAAAAAAGAAATACTAATATATTCAATACAATATTATAAATTTGTATACGGTTTTGATGACACTTCTGTAGTGAAAAATATAGATAGTTTTTCACACTGGGTTCAATCAATTTGGGAGGGTCCATTTATAAGATGTGTGGCACTTTCAAATAAAAAATAACAATTGATTATACTATAGAAATAGAAGACGGATGATTGAAGAAAAACGAACCGACGATGAATATGAATTGCAAGAAAATACCGAAGATATGGTAAAAGAGAAAGAGCCCGATGGTACTGAGGTAGGGAATGTATCTACGGATGCCACCGCCATTTTCAAAGAACAGTTAGGTGAAAGGGTAATTAAAAACGGGAACGGTATAGTGACTAGTGTATTCCCTCCTATACCTAAGTTTGCCCAATCGATACGTATAGACGTTATATTGAATGGGGTGGTCGATTTGTCCGTATTGAAAGAAGAAGGTTATGAAAAAATCAAAGAAATCACATTCAAGAGCGCAAATAATGAGCCGGGTATAAAAGCGAAAACAGGATTGACTGAAATACTGAATATACCCGAGACGGTCGAAAAGTTAGTTTGTAAAGGTAACCGTCTGACATTTATCCAGCCACTCGGGCAAAATATAAAAGAACTCGACTTAGAAGACAACCAACTGGATAGTTTGGATTTTACAAAGTTACCCCAGTTGACAAAGTTAAATATATCATATAATAATTTTCAAGAACTGCGCGAATTACCAAGCAGACTCAAAATTCTGAAATGCTCATATAATAATATCCGTTTCTTAGACTTGGAGGGGGTAGACGGACTCATAGAACTTTACGCCCATAATAATAAAATAGTGAGTGTATTAAATATACCCGAAAAGTCTTTGAAACACGTTTCGTACTATAATAACCCATTGAAAGAAATAAATGTATTGGAAAATACACCGGGTTTAGCGATATATGATGAAAATGGAGGCACTAAAAGAACAGGACCGCTGCCTGGTAGTGTCACTTCCACTGTGGTGAATAAGAAATACGGAGAATTAGACGGGGAGTATTTACAAGACCCAGAGGAGGTCGTGGTCGACAACGCGGAAGAGGAAGAAGAAGAACTTACTTATCGCGAAGCCATAGTGAAATACTTCAAACTAAAAAGCAGTTATGAAAAGGAAATGAAAAAAAAGATTGCAGCGATAAAACAACGCACCAAATATAATGTACAAAGACGCCGTATGTTACTGGCTTCTTTCAGAGGGAATTGTATAATATGTAAAAGAAATGTCGGTTCAATCTTTGAGAAAAAGAATAATTATTATATAGCATTATGTGGTGACATTGGTAAAAGTCCATGTAGGTTAAATATAAATATTTTCAACGGAGTTTATTATAACTTCTTTGATGACATGCATTACTTCAAAGAATATACAGAAAAGAGCGTGGAAGAAATAATAAAACAGAAGATGGATATACTATTCAATTATACCGACGAAACGCGCGTATCAAAGAAGTTCGAAGAAACATTGAAGAAATACACAGATTATAATGATGGGTATATGATTCTATATGATAAATACAAGGAAATTTACGAAAACCCGGCTAAGAGGGAACTCATTCGTATTAAGAACGAACGTATTAATGACATAATGAGTGAGATAAATGGGAGTATAGTTGAATATCGAAAAACCCCTACAAATACTGAACTACTGAGAGAAGCCATTCAGAGACAACAGACCGATTTAGTGAAAGAATTAGTAGAACTGAGAAAACTCAAATATGAAGAGATGTATGTAATATGCAATTCAGTGGAAAAAGCGAAAGAAGATGGTGTCTCATTGCCACCGAAGTGTTTCCTCGTTCAGAATGAACATAGATTGGATAAATTTGTGAATATGATAGAAGAACCCAAGGTAATACGATTCAATACATAACCCTTTTTCATCACTGGTGTATTTCAACCATATATATCATATTTCAATATTCCTACGAACTCCTTACAGTCGTTCTCCGGAATATAAAAGAAATCCTACGAACTCCCTACGGTCGTTCTCCGGATTTTTCAATATTCCTACGTGGTGGCCTTCGGCCACTCCTCCGAATTTTTCAATATTTTTACAAGCTCCTTGCAATCGCTCTCCGAAATATAAAAGAAATCCTACGTGGTGGCCTTCGGCCACTCCTCCGGATTTTTCAATAATGGTTAAAACCAAAATCGCGGTTCCAGCTGCTTATAGTCACGGTCATGCTTTTTGCTCTTATCAAAAGGCATTGCAATAGTGGACTGGTCTTCCAAGTATTTAAGATAAAACTTGGTCTCGTTATAAACAAATGGCACACAATAGTCTAAAACGAGCTTATTCAGCCTCTCTACTTGTCCTGTAATATTGTCGGGATGATGTTCCGCATAGGTTAAATACGTAGACCGCATAATTATTTTGAGTGCATCTATGTTTTGATTAGGTACAATATATTTACCTTTAGACAAGTCATATACGCCTTTACGCAATGCGTTTTGAATAATCTGTATATTTTCGGCGGAGAAGTAGACTTGTGCAAGGACATTGTATTCCCATACATTTACCAAAGAATCTCTGTACTCCGTCGACTTGTTCTTTACAGCAATTCTTTCAAACATTTGAAATCGCGCATTTTTGTTCTCAGGTTCTAAAATATTAACTCTTCCATTGTAGTTTATCGTTTTATTCGTAAGAACCGGTTCTTTGTTGTAATAATCTACAGGCGTTCCTAATAGTTGTAACGACATTATATATAGTATAATATAATATTAAAATGGAAATGTTTTACATAATTGTCAGTGTAGTAATGATAGTTATTTTGATATTGGGACTGACGGCTGTAGGTATAATGATGAAAAATACAAAGAAAACTCAACAATTTCCTCCAAATATCGAACTGTGTCCAGATAGATGGATACCTGACACTAGTTACTGTCATTTTAACGGGGCGAACTCAGGTGCGTATGGGGTGAGTGCAAACTATTTGAAAGAAGGCAATACATTATACGACAACAGTTACAAAGGTAGTACAGCGCCTTTCTTTACAAATGGCGGAACTTCAAATACTAATTCTACGACTATAAATCCGAGTGATAGTCGATGGGCAAATACAGGGGTAAGTACTATATGTGCACAACACACATGGGCAAAGAAATACGGTATTCAATGGAGTGGTATATCTGAGTTAAATAGTTGCAATGGTTAACCCTTCACCAAAGGGGGCGAAGGGGTGGCTTCGCACCCGCCCCACCCAATATTTCTACAAACTCCTCCATTGGGGGCGAAGCCCCCCAGTGAAACCCCTTTTGCTTCTTACTTTTGGGTAGACATAATATTCCTACGAACTCCCTGCGGTCGTTCTCCGGAATATAAAAGAAATCCTACGAGCTCCTTTCAGTCGCTCTCCGGATTTTTCAATTCTACCCGAAAAGTAGGACTTTTGCTTCTTACTTTTGGGTAGGCATAAGCTATCCAAAAGTAGGGTTTATTTGTTTTTCGGAATATAAAAGAAATCCTACGTCGTGGTCTTCGGCCACTTCTCCTGATTTTTCAATATTACTACGAGCTCCCCCATTGGGGGCGAAGCCCCCAGTGAAACCCCTTTTGCTTCTTACTTTTGGGTAGGCCTAGCCTACCCGAAAAGTAGGATTCGGTCGCTCTCCAGAATATAAAAG